TGCACTTCATCCACCCTAAGAATGTGCGTCGCTACTGGCTTGAAAAGAATCGCCAGTGCATTGGTTTTAAGTGGGCAGACAGAAAGCCACGAGCCAGTGATATCTTCGTGGCTGCGGATGGCGTGACTGAGATTCCTCGTGCAGCCATTGCTGCCACTCAAGGACGTGCCGAAGATCTTTGGTACCCATGGGACATCATGCACATGCGTCGTATGTTTCGCATGCGTACGTCTGAGTATGGCGAAGCCATCTATGACGAGGCTCAAGGAATCTACAAGAAATTGCGCATGGCTGTGGACCAGATGGTCGTACATCGTGCTCAGGTTCAGCCAGATCGCTATGTAATCAACATCGACGTACAGGAACAAGCTCCGGCGGACCAGATGCGTACGGTTCAGCGGTGGAAGCAGATGCTTCGTTCCAAGCAATCATTTGGTGTGGGTGCCACTGATAGCATGGCTGCTCCCACGGATTTTAAGAGCTTCTACAACCCATGGGCCTTGGACTCAGTCCTCTGGGTGGCCATGCCCAAAGGTTTTCAGCACACCATCACTAAGCTGGCTGGAACAGCCAATGTTCCAGACGTCTATGACATTGAGTTGCTGACTGACCTCTTCTACTCCATCCTTGGTATGCCCAAGAGTTGGTTTGGCATTGGTGAGTCTGGCGGACAAAATGCACCATCAGGCAAGTCTCTTTTGGCCCAAGACATTCGGTTCCTTCGTAAGGTCCGTTCAATTCGTAAGCCAATCCTTTCCCAATACACGTGGCTTGGTAATTTCCATGCCATCTTGAAGGGCAAGACCAACCTTGATTCACTGAACATCCAGGCCAAGATGGCTGACATTGGTGGCTTGGAAGATCAGATGAAGTTGGAGTTGCTATCCACCCAAGCTGACATTCTTGGAAAATTGGCTGACGTGATGACAGCTTACAACCTGCCAAAGGAAGCTTGGGTGGAGCTGATCTTCAAGCGGTATCTTAGACTGCCAGACAATGTGGTCAACGTCTTCATGACGGCTCTTCCTGCACCTTCTGAGGCTCCTGCTTTTGAGGCCAAGACCAATCCTGACAACCTGAAGAGAATCTTCGAAACCATTCGTTCTCGTCTTGACCCTGAAAAGGATAAGATTATGATGAGGATCAAAGCTGCTGTGGAGTCTTCCACCATTGATAATCACCACAAGAAAAAATACCGTAAGCCATCTGACGTACTGTCTGTCCCACGAATCAAGAAGGATGATGGTATTATCGTTGGTGATAGTGCTCGCATGGTCGCTGGCAATAACTTCGAAGTGGATCAATCAGCTCTGAACCCAAAGAGACCTTTGACTGAGAATCAACAGAGGTCACGTCCAACTGCTCTGACCATTAAGGAGTCTTTGGAAAATCCACAGCCTCAAGAAAAATCTCAAGGTCCTGCTCCTGTGTTTGAGTCCAATGATGAGGCGTCTAATTCGGCTTGGCGTAAGTATTCACGACTGCATAAATGACCACGTCCACCGTCCATACTCTAAAGGGTCAAACTGTAACTGTCTCTGTCACTCTGACTGAGACCAACCCTGCCCTTACGTATGTGGCTGGACTTATCGACTGGGGTGATGGAACTATTACGTCAATCCCAAGGTCTCTTAAGGTCAACAATGAGTTCACTGAGACATACACACATACATATGTCAACAAGGGATTCTATGTCATCAAGACTCTTGGCCAAAACTTCAAGTCACCTCTGCCAGAGACTGACCTAAACATCATCTACTTGGATGTTGGTTCAGCTGCAGTCATAACAGTCAACAGGGGATTTATTCGTGGACCCATCCTTCCTGACAATGCGTCAGTGGGTGACTGGGTACTGAATGGTGGTTCAGATATCCAAGTTATAGCATCAGACCTAAAAAATCTCCTGCTCACTCAGAAAGGTGAGCGCTTGATGAACCCTGATTTTGGTACTCAAATACACACATTGGTTTTTGAGCCGGACACATCGGTGCTTGAGGCCCAAGTTCAGCAGGAAGTAACTCAGGCTATTTCGAAATTTGAACCCAGAGTTAACATCATTTCAATCGCTACAGAGAGACTGCCGAATCAGCGACAATTGAACGTTAACATCCAAGTTCAAGCTCTTAACCAGTTTCTTAGTCTTGGGATAAATTACACATGACCAAACAGAAGTCAATTACCAAGTCTAAGATAATTCGTCGGTTCATGACTGACTGTGAATTGTCCTACGTTGATGCCAACAAGGTTCACGACTGTTTGGTAAGCATTGTTGAGGAGGCTGTGGTCAATCTCAACAAGGTGAGTCTGGGCCATGTGGGTTCAATTACACCCAAGATAATTAAGGGTAAGTCAGTATCAATGAATTTTAAGCGGTCCAAGAAAGGAGTAGAGAAAGTACAACGATACTTTTTCTTGGACGAAAGAGTGAGATTTCACCTAAAGCTCTATAAGTCATTCGCTGACAGAGTTGAATACAATTACAACCCATGATTACTCCACTGATACTGCCTAAAGCTGGCGGTCTAAATTATGCCAACGGTGATGTAAGACATCTTACGGCCACTGACGCTAATTCGGCTGCGACAATCTCGTTTGCCACTCGTAACCTGGCAGAGCGTGATAATGTCCTTGCGGCCGTTATCAACCAGATCATTTCAGAAGTCAACAACAAGGAACAGATCATTGACCTGCCTGTTCCACGCATATCCCTGGGTGCCTCTCAGTCAGCCACAATTCTAAACTACCGCATACCATCTGGCTTTGAGGCCAGAATACTCAATGTGGTTGTGGCATCCACACCATCAAATACCGTCAGACTGGAGGTGCTGTGGTCATCCACATATGGTTCAACCACTGGCACATCAATCACGTCGACACTCTCAGAGGTCAGTGGTCAAACAACATTCTATGGTGAGGGTGAGTTTGTCCTCAAGGTGACCAACATCAGCAGCTCGTCAGCTGCTGTTTGTGGTGATGTTCAGATCACCATGAGACCAGTGGCCGAGGTTCAAGGATCACTGCTTGTTCCCACTGTTGGATCGTCTGGCGGCTCTGGTTCCGGTGAGTCTGGCTACTCTGGCACTTCTGGTTTCAGTGGTGTCAGTGGAACTAGAGGAGCCTCTGGCTTTAGTGGTTTCAGTGGCCCAGTGGGTGGAAATGCCTACTCAACCACTTCAGCCTTGTTTGTAATGCCGTCACCTTCAGCCAATGTGACAGTAACCGTTGATACCACAGCTTGGATAGCTGTTGGTCAAGTGGTATACGTTGAAACAGCCGGTTACTTCACAGTCTACAGCATTGGTGGTGCTACATCTGTAGTTCTGACTAATACTGGATACGCTGGAAATGCCGCCGCTGCAACTAACATTGCAAGCGGTCAGCAAATCGCTCCAGCTGGCATCAGTGGCGCTGCGGGTGCCTCAGCAAGTTCAAATACCATCACTACTGGCACTGTAAATATTGGGGCCAACTATTCAGGCACCACAACGTCTGCGTCAGGAAGTTATGCCGCACTAGTCAATGGTGCTAGCACTCTGACTGTGGCCACAACGACGATAACCATTGGTGCCAATACGTTTATGATAGCCCAAGGTCAATTTAGAGTGATGATGAGAAGTGGCGATTTGGTGCTGACTCTGCCATCTCCATTTACAACTTCAAACACATTCTTTGCTGTGACAGTGGACGACGTCCTCCAGTCCAGTGGACAAACTTACAAGGTGATTGCAGGATCACCTTTTTCAAATATCACCATTACGCTGCCATCAGGCTATACCTCTGATGCACGCGTCAGTATCTCATACATTGGTGTTGTCGTGGCCTAGTTCCTTGCGAACATAGGCATCAGGACAATCAGGCCAATACTTCTTGAAGCACTCTTTTATCAGAGCTCTATAGGTCTGGAATCTATGAGTCATTGTCATGCTTTCATTAAGCATAGCAATGACTTTTTCTTTTAGCCCAGAAAAATCAGCTGATTGGTTCAGCATTCTTTGAACCAACTCTTTTCCAAGTTTGCCACGGTAGATGGCTGTCTCCTCTGGATTGTGGGTGTAAGACCACACCTTGAAGCGGAATAGCCTGTTCAATTCAAGTGGCGTCCACGGATGGTCTAGGGCTGACACAACCCAAGATCCAGTTTGGTCCTCTAATATGCAAGTGCATTCCCCTGAGTAACGTATTCCACCACCAATGGCTGTGTTATCAATTTTCAGCCTTATTTTACCCAGGGTGATGGCGTCTGTAGTGTCTCCAGAAAGGAATGATAGTACCAATGCGGCAGTCTGTGTAGTAGGTTGTGGGTAGTTTGGAGTGGTATACTGCACATTCCCTGAAGTCAATGACGTGCTACCTGATGTGCCATCAGCATTTGTGTAAGTGAATGTGGCTTGGTACGCTTGAAATGTGTGGCCGCCTGAAGGAAATGAAGAATACTGATTACCACCTGAATACAGGAAGGCAAAATTCATGTCAGTCCAACCGGTGCTAAGATACACTTGCCAGGTTACTACCGTGGATTGAGTGGCTGTAAACTGGCATGATACACCCACATTGGGTGGCTGACCCTCTGGAGGAGCCAAACTAAAGGCTTGAGTTTGTAGCTGTACGCTTATTACTGGAACTCGTGGAACACCGTATGGTGATAGACTAGCTGGTATCTTGTAGATGACTCCATTCTGACGCACTTGCAGAGTTACTGTGCCCACCTTATTTCCATAGCGTGAGTTAGGCGAGTCATCAAACAGAGTGGGTGAGTTGTCATAGACAGACTCATTCACTACAGTAACATTCAAGTGAGATATGTCAATGGTCAGAGCCTCGTGGTTCTTGACATTCTCAATGAGCTTGTCAATACTAGCACTAAGACTAGCTGTGGCTTTTTCTGTTACTAGTGTTGAAGAGTTCATGGGATTATCTGTGATGGCACGTAGTACAGCACGCCGTTAACCTTTACGATGCTGACTCTTCCATTGGAGCCAGGCCAATTTTGACCCGCACTATCTTTGTATGCCACACCTGGATTAGTGATCACGTGGCCTAAGTGGGTTTGACCGTGAGTTTTCTCAGCGTGGGCCTCTATCAAAGACTTGATTTGATTTATCCTCTCCTCTTGAGTTAAAGTCTCAAAAGAGGTTATGATATTGGAATTCATGGTGTGTAGGTGACTGTAATCGACCCAGATGAGGAAACAATGCTGACTCTAAACCTATACGTGACTGAATTGACCACCACTGAATAGGTGGCATCAATGTCTCCGTAGGGTTGTATCCTCAGTTGAGTAATAATCGCAGTCTTTACATCTTCAGCCAGGCTGCTG